GAATTGTTCGGCAGGCTGAGGAGCGCATCTATCGCTCGGTGCAAATCCCCGAGCTGCGTAAGAACGCCACTGCCGCTATGACGGCGGGCAATCAGTATCTTGCCCGCCCGTCCGACTTCTTGTCGGTGTTCTCGTTGGCCGTCATAGATGGGTCTGGGAACTACAGCTATCTTTACGACAAGGACGTCAACTTCATCCGCGAGGCCTATCCGAGCGCATCGACGCAGGGTCTGCCGAAGTACTACGCCCAGTTCAACGGCGATCAGGTTGGCAGTGAGGGTAACTTCATCCTCGGACCGACACCCAACTCTGCCTACGCCACCGAGCTGCACTACTACTACGACCCGCCGTCCATCGTGGATACAGGCACTTCGTGGCTCGGAGACAACGCCGAAACAGCCCTCTTGTATGGTTCGCTCGTCGAAGCGTATACCTACCTCAAGGGGGACGCTGATATGCTACAGCTCTACACGAACCGCTATATGGAAGCCATGGCACAGCTGTTTGGCATCGACCTGCGGTCTAAGCGCGACGACTATCGTGATGGCACTATGTCCGGGGTTGGCTGATGTTTGTTGGTATGGGCACTCCCGGCTCCGTCAGTGTCATGACGTCCTCCAATGGGGGCCACAGCCCTGAGCAGGTGGCTGAACTGTGCGTTGACCGGATTATCCGCGTTGCCGACACAGCCCCGCCGGAGCTCGCGATGCAGGCAAGGGCCTTCCGAGAGCAGCTGTTGGCGGTCGTCCTGCACTATGTTAAGGTGGCCGCAAAAGAAGACCGCGAGTCGGTCATAGCTAAACTCGAGCAGGCTGGTCTTGAGGTCGCCGCTCGGGTGATCAGGGAGCTCTGATGTGGACTACGGTCGCATATATGATGACCTGATGCGCCGTTCCTCCTCCCGCAGGCTGGAGGGGTATAGCGAAAGGCATCACGTTTTGCCGCGCTGCATGGGCGGGTCAAACAGCAACGAAAACATCGTTAGGCTGACGGCCAAGGAGCACTTTGTTGCCCACAAGTTGCTTGTTAGGATGCATCCGGAGGTGCGCGGCCTGTGGCTGGCACTGATAGCGATGGGACGCATGCCGGAATTTAAGGCTCGCATCTTCGCCTCCGAGCGGGAGAAGGCGGCTAACTCCAGAAGGGGCTTTAAGTACACCGAGGAGTCTAGGGCAAAAATGAGCGCTTCAGCGCGAGCGCGTGGCAGGAACTCTCCAGACACAGAGTTTCGAAAGGGTCGGGCAGTATGGAACTCTGGACTGTCTGACTGGCGCAAGGGGTACTCGCACAGCGACGAAACTCGTGCTAAGATGACCGCAACTCAACAGGCCAATCGTGAGGCTCATTCCGCTCGTATGCGGCAATGGTGGGCAGAGCGAAAGGCGGCACTATAACGGATAGGAGGCTATCATCGCGTTCTCAGGCAATTATATGTGCACCAGCTTCAAGGATGAGCTCCTCGAGGGCGTCCATGACTTCCGGTCTTCTGGAGGCGACACCTTCAAGCTCGCACTGTACACCAACAGCGCGTCATTTACCGCTGCGACCACCGCATACACCGCGACGAATGAAGTGGCCAACTCTGGCACATACTCAGCTGGTGGCGGCACGCTGACCAACATCAGCCCTGCGGTCTCCGGCACCACTGCATTCGCAGACTTCGACGACCTATCGTTCACGTCATCGACTATCACGGCTCGCGGTGCGCTGATCTACAACACGACCCCCGCGCACACCTACACGAACCCGACTGTCGTGGTGTTGGACTTCGGTGCTGACAAGATTTCGACCGCTGGAACCTTCACCATCCAGTTCCCAGCAGCAGACGCATCCAACGCGATCATCCGCATCGCCTAACTGGGGGCACTCCATGGCGAACACGACCCTAACAGGCTGGGGCCGTGGAGCGTGGTCCTCGGGGGCTTGGGGTGAAGCCCTTCCGGTCGTTGTCACTGGGGTCTCTGCCACTGGCGCTGTAGGCACTGTCACCGTTACAGGCTCTGCTCTTGTACTCCCGACAGGCGTGTCTGCCTCGGGGGCCGTAGGCACTGTCACCGTTACGGGCTCTGCCCTTGTCCCACTCACTGGGGTCTCGGCTACTGGAGCCGTAGGTACGGTCATTGCGCGGGCTGGGGCTGATGTCGCGGTCACTGGGGTAAGCGCCTCTGGTGCCGTGGGCACGGTCGTCGCGGTGGGTGGGGCTGTTGTTTCCGTTACCGGAGTGAGCGCCACAGGCGAGACAGGCGACGTCGTCGTCTCAGGCTCTGCTCTTGTCCTACCCACTGGTGTCTCCGCCGCTGGCACTGCGGGCGACGTTGTTGCTCAGGCTGGCGCTGATGTCGCCGTTACGGGCGTTGAGGCTTCTGGCGCTGTCGGCGACGTAACGATCATCATTCCGACGCTCGTAGAGGTCACAGGTGTCTCCGGGACTGGTGAGGTTGGCGACGTTATCGCTGAGGCTGGGGCCGACGTCCTGCTCACGGGTGTGTCGGCCTCCGGTGCGATTGGCATCGTCCTTATCTGGGGCGAAATCGTTCCCGTACCGGGTACCGCGTGGGACCCGCTTTCTCCCACTCCTCCGACGTCTTGGTCTGGCGTGACGCCATCTCCCGGTTCCTCGTGGACGGAGGTCGATCCAGATGTTATAAATTCATGGACGGGTGTGGAACCATCGCCCGGAACCACTTGGACAACCATCGCGGCGTGAGGATGACCTATGCCTAGCACATACACTACGAACCTCGGGATCGAACTGCCAGCCGATGGCGAACTCGACGGCGTCTGGGGCGATGTTGTCAACGAGAACATGGACATCCTTGACCGGGCCATAAACGGTTCAATTGCACTTTCTCTCACTGGGACGTCCTCGACGCTTACCACGTCTGACGGTGCATTGTCCGACGGCCAGTATAAGTTGCTCGTGCTTGGCGGCACCCCAAGCGGCACCCACACAATCACCATCGCCCCCAGCGATGCCCAGAAGATTTACTTCGTGCGGAACACCACCGCTCAGAGCGTGGTGTTTACTCAGGGCTCCGGCGGCAACGTGACCATCGCCACGGGCGACAGCGCGATCATCTACTCGGACGGCGCAGGCGCAGGCGCAGCGGTCGTCAACATCACCAATGACTTTGCCATGAGCTCGGTGAAGATCACGGGCGGCACCATCGACGGGACTGTGATCGGTGGGACCACCCCTGCGGCTATCACTGGAACGACCATCACGGCCACTGGCGATGTGACCATTGCCGACAAGATCATCCACGCTGGAGACAACACCTCCATTCGTTTCCCTGCGAATGACACCGTGACGATTGAGACGGGTGGGGCTGAGCGGCTTCGGGTGGATAGTTCGGGCAACGTAGGGGTGGGAACTGCCTCTCCTGCTGCAAGGCTTGATGTCACAGGTGCTTCGGTCAACGCTTTGCAGGCCCGTTTTGGAAACGTTGCCAGTCGTGGGTTTGAGATCAGCACGGCAGCTTCTGCTGGCGGACGGAATGACTCAACAAGTATCCTTAATGCCAAGTCAGACTCTACAGTCGCCACTATGGTATTCCAGACCGACAGCACCGAGCGCATGAGGATCGACTCTGCAGGCAACGTGGGGATTGGGACAAGCTCGCCTACCGCGAACCTCCAAGTTGGCGGCCCCGCTGGGGGTGACAGAACCTTCCAGATGTATTCGGCTGGGGTGACCCGTGGCGTCTTGTCTACGGATGGGGTCAACGGCCTCCTGAACATTGGCTGCACGAACGACAGTACTACGGGACGTATCGCCTTTCGAACCGGTGCGGCGCTTACTGAACGCGTGCGCATCGACGAGTCAGGCAACGTGGGCATTGGCACGACTTCGCCTGCGGCTCGGCTGGATGTAACTTCCGCCGCCGCAAACTCCCTGCAAGCTCGCTTTGGTTTTGTCAGCGGTCGCGGCCTTGAGGTTTCGACAGCGATTACCGGCGGCACAAACGACGCAGCGTCGATCCTTAACGCTAAGGGTGCTTCCTCTGGGACCCTGATTTTCCAGACCGACAGCTCAGAACGCATGCGTATCGACTCCTCGGGCAACGTAGGGATTGGTACAAGTTCTCCGTCTGACGTTTTGACCGTTGTTCCCACAGCCAACAACAAGGGCCTTACGGTTGATTATAGCGCCGGGAGCGCACGGATCACCCTGACGGGCAATGCTGCCAGCGCACAGGCGATTGCTTTTGGGGATAGCTCCAGCTCCACCAGTGGTCAGCTTATCTACGACAACTCTGTGGACGCCATGCGGATCAACACTAACGGTGCTGAACGTATGAGGATCGACTCCTCGGGTAACGTAAGCATTGGGTCGTCCTCCACCCCGACCAAGTTGTTTATCCAAGGGACTGCGAGTGCCACTGGTGGCATCAGGCTCCAGAACTCGGGCGGCAATCCCTACAGTATCTGGTCAGACGCAAACAGCCTCTATGTGAGCCGTGGAGATGGCTCTACTACCGCACTCACGGTTTTGTTTGGGGGCAACGTAGGCATTGGCAACACCTCCCCTATTACCCCGCTCCACGTTACTGGTGCAACTGTTACTACTGGTGTGGTCTACAAGAACCAGCCCGCCCAGAGTGTGGAGAGTGCTGCGGCAACGCTCACCATTGCGGAACTGCTGACGGGCATCATCCAGTATACGGGCGCTCTGGCCACGCTGACTATGCCGACAGGCACAAACATTGAGGGCGGCGTTCCAGCCACCTTCCCGACGGATATGTCCTTCGACTTCTCCGTTATCAACACTGGTGCTGGAGTGGTTACTCTTGGGACAGCCACTGGACTTACTCTGGTTGGTGGCATGACTGTCGCCGCCGCTGCCTCTGGATTGTTCCGGGTGCGTAAGACCTCTACCAACACCTACACCGTTTACCGCATCTCTTAACCCCTAACCCCGAAAGGAGGATCAAGATGGCCGAGAAAAAACCAAACGTCATCACGATCAACGACAAAGACTACACCGAGGACCAACTGACGGACGAGCAGAAGATGCTCATCAATCACATCGCTGATCTGGACCGCAAGATGGGTTCCGCTCAGTTCAACCTCGACCAACTGCGCGTGGGCCGCGATGCCTTCGTCAACATGCTCACCGCCTCGCTGGCACAAGGAGAAGCCGAATGACCGCCACTATCACTTGGGCCATCGCCCAGCTTGACCGCAATGCCACGGATGGTGGTGTGACGGTTGCCCACTGGACTGTCTCTGCCGTTGAGGGAGACCACAGCGCCTCGTCCTATGGCACCGCAGGCTTCACACCTGACGCCACCGCTCCCGGCTTCAAGCCCTACGAAACCTTGACCGAAGCCGACGTGCTGGCATGGGTCTGGGGTTCTGTGGATAAGGCCGAGACGGAAGCCTCGCTGCAGAGCCAGATCGAAGCCCAGAAGGCTCCTGCCACCCTGACCGGGACGCCGTGGTAAAATGACGACCGAGATGCTCTGGAGTCTCGGTCTAAGCGCAGCACTCGGCCTCATCGGCTGGGTGCTGAAAAATCACGTTGAAGAGGTCAAGCGGCTGCAAATCCTGCTGAACCGCACCCGCGAAGAAGTGGCCCGTGACTACGTCACCCGGGCCGATATGCACACCGACATCAACCGAGTGCTGACTCGGCTCGACAACCTCGATAAGAAGATCGACGAACTGATGCGGAGCCTCACCAAATGAGGATGATCCTTGTCCTCTTGGTCGCTGGGTGTGGTCCTGTTACTGTGTCCTCAGTGGCCTACACGACGGCCTGTCCGAAAGGTGACCGCCAGTGCGAGATCAGGCAGAACTCAGAGTCCCTCTACTACATGGGACACTCCGCAGCCGCCGACGCGCTGCTGTGCTCCGGCGATACGCGGGATGTTATGGGGGCGCTCTGCTCTATGTACTGACGGCAGTGACGGCATCTGCTCAGGTCACCGGAGACCTAAACACCAGCAGTGGCAACAACAACAGCGTCATCGACAGCAACAACGTTTCTAACACCAACACCCGGAACTATAACGGGGCTGGCTCCTCGCCATTCTCCACCCCGGTTCCGACCGCCGCAGCTCCGACTGTCATGGGTGGCGGCGGCAATGATAGCTGCCTGATTCCGACGCAGCAGGCCTTCCAGATCAGCATATTTGGCCGCGCCACGGGGAGCATGGAGCAAGACCCAGAGTGCAACCGCCGCAAGGATGCGAGGCTTCTTGGCACCCCGCAGGAACAGGGCGGTCTGGGCCTGCAGGTCAGCGGCATCGCGGTCATGTGCGACAACCCGGAAATCTTCAAAGCCATGGCCTTGGCATCGACTCCATGCCCGATCTACAGCCTCGAGACAGGAAAGCTGTTGGTGGGTCGCGAGGGATACATGGCCATGCGTGACAACCCGACCACTTATGTGATAGGATACGCGCAAGATCAGTCCTTCTGGGACACCTTCTTATTCATGGGAGAGGAGCTTCCCGATGTCCTACCTCAAGAGAACACTGGCCCTACTCTGTCTGAGCGCTTCCGCCGCTCACGCCGATCCGACGATGACAGGGCTGAACCAGTCAGCCCAAGCAATCCTGAACCAGCTCAGTGATGCTCAGAGCCTGACGGCTGGAGCCGTCTACAGCGCTGGCAACGGGGACATTATCGCCGCAGGCGTCATGGGCGATGCGACCATCACCGAGGCCATGCGTCTGGACTACAACTCTGACATTCAGGGGGTGATTGACGCAACCTACTACAGCGCTGAGATGCTGTTTCAAGATCAACACGACGCAGCGATGGACAATCTCGATTCGGCTGTCGATAACCTCGTTGCCGCGACTGCGGTTCTGATGGAGGTGCAGGCCGTGGCCAACATGGCGGCGCAGGCCGACACCATCCCAGAGCAGCTTGCCATGCAGGCCGTCCTGACAAACAACGACATGACCATCAGCGCTGCCGATGTCAGCAACTACAACACCGCTCTCGGCGCTGTGCAGACCTACGCCCGCGATGCTGGTGCCTTCTTGGCGGCCTCTCGCAACGCATCCCTGACCGGGGCGACTGATTCTTTCGCTGCCAACAGCAGCACCAGCCTCTATGGTGCCACAGTCGCTTATTCGGCCACGGCTGACATCATCAATATCAGCGCGGGCAACGCCTTCGGTGTGGGCTTCCAAGGTTTCCTTGGCAATAACGTAGTCACCCTGTCTGAAGTCTACGCCGCAGGCTACGGCTCGTGAGCGAAGAAGCTGAAACCAACGGCCTGCGGATCGCAGGCTTTGACATCAAGGGCTGGTGGGTTGCCGCCGCCCTTCCTGTATTGTCTGGTTTGAGCGGAACGATCTACTACGGCTACGACGTCGTGAACAGGTTCTGGGGTGTCGAGGAGAGCGTCAACGCGATCTTGGACGTTGAGAGCCGAGTACAGACCCTAGAGCAAGCCATTCAGGACAACGACGTCCGTGGCCTCGCGCCAAAGCTGTCGGCGATCAGCACCCAGATGGGCACGATCCTCGAGCAGCAGAAGGAGCTGATGGCCCTGCGGTCCATGGTCGAGAAGTCTGACAGCGTGACCAGCGGTCTTGAGGGTAAGCTGGAGAAGTACGACGCCGAGATCGAGGACCTCTGGAAGGCCATGGACGATCTGATAAGGAACCCGATGCAATGATCAAGCTCGAAGCCTATGTCTGGATGGCCTTTGCTGCCGCCGTCGCTGCGATCTTCTACGTCTCAGGAGATGGCTTCTATCGTTACCCCTGCCAAGACCCGGCCAACTGGTCGGCCTTGGAATGCACCCCGCCGATTTGCCTGCGCACTGGGATGTGCGCCACCGACCTGACAGGAGCAACAGAATGAGCAGGAACGATCCAGATGTGATGGAAGCCAAGCTGCGCTACTTTATCGGCGTGGCTTTGACCGTGATCCTTGGCGGCACGATCTTCGTGATCCTCTACAGCTTGGTGTTCGTCACCCAGCCGATGGGCGAGAGCTCCGAGAACGACCGCAAGTTCTTCGAGCTGCTAACCCCCATCGCCTCGTTCATCGTGGGTGCCTTGGGTGGCGTGATGGCTGCAGGCAACAACCGCAACAAGGGCGGCAATGACGAGCCGCCGACACAGGAGTACACCGAATGATCGGTATGGGTCTAAAACTCGTGGGTGCCCTCATTGGGCGCAAGGCCAAAGAAAAGGCCGTTGATGCCGTGCTGGACAAGGTGAACCTGCCGGACCCTGTGGAAAACGCGATCAAGGTCGCAGCCACAGGAAACGTAGGCAGCCTGCTTGTCGGGGCGGCGAAGGACGTGGCCAAGGACGCGGCTCTAGAAGTCGTCACAAAGAAGGCTCCGATCAAGCGGCCAAAAAAATGAGGTGGCTCGTTGTCCTGCTCCTGTCAGCAACCCCTGCGCTTTCTGCGCCCTACGAGATCACCCGCGTGATCGATGGCGACACGGTAGAGATCGCGGTGGACTTTCTGCCAGAACCTCTGCCGCCCAAGCTGTCGATCCGTGTGATTGGCATCGACACCCCAGAGAAAGCCCCACGCGCCCAGTGCGATGCCGAGGCTGCCAAGGCGCAGGCTGCCAGCAAGTTCACCAAGAACGCGGTGGCGAACGCCCTCGAGACGGATGTCGTAATCCTGAAGTGGGACAAATACGGTGGCAGGGTTCTGGGCGAGGTCTACCTCGACCACCAAAGCCTTGCCGAAATGTTGATAGCTGCGGGCTTGGCTCGGCCCTACAAGGGCGATGCCAAGCAGTCGTGGTGCGAATAGGAGATAGACGATGACCCTGCTGACCGTAGACCAACTGCGCGCGATGATCCCGACCAACAAAGAGGTTGAGGAGTGGTGCGCCGCCCTGAACGAGATGCTGCCCAAGTACGGCATCACCACCGACAAGCGCATCGCGGGCTTCATCAGCCAATGCGCCCATGAGAGCGCCGACTTTAAGATTCTGCAGGAAAACCTGAACTACAAGGAAGCCACGCTCCTGAAGGTGTTCCCGCGCTACTTCGGCCCCGGCAAGGAGAACGCCGCCGAGTATGCTGGCAAACCCGAAAAGATCGCCAACTACGTTTACATGGACAAGAACCGCTCAAAGGGCGGCGCTCTTGGCAATGTAAAAGAGGGCGACGGGTGGTTGTTTTCTGGAAAAGGTCTGAAGCAGGTAACTGGACGTGCAAATACGACGGCCTTTGGCAAGACCGTGGGCATGACCGCCGAGGAAGCCGCAGCCTACCTTCTGACCAAGAAGGGCGCGCTTGAAAGCGCACTGTGGTTCTGGGGCAGCCGCAACCTGAACGAGGTGGCTGACACGGGCGACGTGGTTCGGCTGACCAAGATCATCAACGGCGGCGACATTGGCTTGGCCGACCGTCAAGCGCGCTATGCCAAGGCTATGGCTGCGCTGGGTGGTAAGGTCTCGGCCCCTGCACCGAAGGCCGCGGCCCCCGCAACTGGGACCTCGGCCCCTGCAGCTGTTGGCAATGAAACCCTGAAGAGAGGAAGCACTGGTGCTCTGGTGAAACAGCTTCAGGAGAAGCTCGGCATCGAGCCTGCTGACGGTATCTACGGGTTTTGGACTTCGAACGTGGTGAAGGAGTGGCAGAGCAAGAATGGCCTCGTTGCCGACGGTGT